TATTACCACCGGGTAAGTAGTTAAACTCTGGGTCAATACCGGGTCTGTAATTAGCAGATGGTTTAAATTGTCCTGATGGTATAGGATTTCCTTCTTCATCTAACATAGCTGTACCTGTCATTGGGTCTATTACAGGCACAGACTCTGCTGTTACTGGAGCAGATAGTTGTTTAGGTGGTGTGTAATAAGCATCAAGACCACCAGACATGGCAGCTTCAAAACTACCTGTAGGTAGTGGTGGTGGTGGTGGTGGCCATCTATCTATAGGAGGTCTTTTTAATCTTCCTTTTCCGGGAAGAAAACTTACACTTCTTTCTTCATCATCAAGAACTTCTCCACCTTTTTGCATACCAATAACTCCGCCTTCTTTACCATAGTAATAAGGACTACTCATTGGTATTTGCTCTGGATACATAGCATATAGTTCTTCTTCTCTTTTTTGTTTATTAAGTTCGTAATCTTTCATAGCTTGTTCAAAATCTTCTTGTGCTTGCATAGTACCTATAGTTCCTTCTCCCATAGCAACTGGTAAAAATGAACTAGGTTTAGCTAGTTGAGATGCAAAAGCATCAATACCGCCTGTAGTAGCATCAGCTACAGCACCAGTTGCATCTACTGGTAGTGGAGTTAATCCTTGTGCTCCTGTTAATGCACCCACTCCACCTGTTGCTCCCATTCCACCTCCAATACCAGCACCACCAACAACTTCTGTTCCTGTTAATGTACCCATTCCACCTGTTGCTCCTGCTCCAAATGAATCTGCAGCTACATCAGCAACTACTTCTGCTGTTGGTAATGTACCCATTCCACTTGTTGCTGCATCAGTAGCAGCTCTACCAGCTTCTCCAACACCGGCAGCACCAAATGCTTTACCTAAACCATATCCTGTTAAACCAGATATAATGCCTTGTTTTAAATCTCCTGATTGAATTGTACTAGCTATACCAGAACCTATTGATCCTGCAACTGCTGGACTTAATCCTGTAAATAAAGCAGTACCAGCCATACTACCTAATAGCGGTGCTAAAAAAGGTAAGAAAGCTTCAGGCTGTCCTGTCTGTGGATTTTTTGTTAATGGCATAACAGATGCTAACCCTTGCATTTCTACAGGATTAACATGAAGTAACATATTGTCGCCATAACGACCTTGTGCTGCTACATTTTTGGTTTGTTGTCTTATATCCATTTATCTTTCCTCGGTTGTTTCACAACCAAATATATTAAAACTCATATCTACTGCACTGGTATAAACCTTTAATACATCAGTTTGGTCAAGGGTTATACCTATTACAATAGTTAATGAATCGTTTGCTGCTACAGATTTATCATAATAAAGATATTGTTTATCATCTGCACCTGCTCCTCCAACATGAACACTTAGTCTAAATGTTATTGTCAGAGCCTGTTCTATTTGTCAGCTACTATAGAACTTACTGTTGTTTGGGTTTTATCTGGTACAGTATAAAGCACTGTAGTAGTTGTAGCTGCTGGGTCAACTTGTCCTAATACTTTTAAACTATCAGCCACCTGTAACTCCCATTAATAAAAATTGATGTCTTCTTGTAGCTTTACTGCTTACACTATCTTGTTTTCTTTTAGAGCTACCTATATCTGAATTTATATCTTGAAAAGTTTGTTCTATTGTTCTTCTAGTAATAGATTCATTTAACTCTTCATATTCAGGAGTTGTTATAGGTAAGGGTATTGCACTTTTATCTGCCATTATCTTTTGCCATCTTGTTTTAATTCTAATCTTATATCGCCTAATCTCCAACCAAAATTACCACTAGAGTTACTTACTCTTATAGCACTTTGTCTGCTTCTACCTCTTATGTTTGTAAATGTAGAACTAGATGTAACAGATGTTGTAGATAGTGTAGATAAATCTTGCAAAGGATAGTCTCTACCTTTAATTATAAAATCAACTGTGTTGCCTGTATCAGATGATTTTCTAAATTCTAAATCTGGAATTAATTTAGACATATACATAAAGTTTTCTCCTGCTGGGTCTAAATCAAAATCAGATGATTCTATAAAAGCAGTAAATCCATTTCCATCTGCCAAACAACCAAACTCTTGATTATATAAATAATTTAAACCAGAGCTATCATTTTTACTAGCAGCTATAGGATAATCTAAACTATAAGCTGGATTCCAAGCTGTTCTTACAAAACCATCGTTTGTTGTTCCTATACTCCAAATACTTTCTAAATAATTATAGGTTACATATCTATCTATTTCTGTTGAATTAGCACTAGGATAAAACCAAATAATTTCATTGTACTTAGGATTAGGTGCTGCAAAAACTTTATAAGCTTGTCCTTTATTAAAATCACTAAATATATAATCTAATACTGTGCATGGTAGTTTTTGTACTGAACCTGCGTATTGGTAAAAAGCTCCATCGTCCATAAAGTAAACTACTCCACCTGCAGTAGCTGCAGCATTTGGAGATATTAAAGACATACCTGTTGCTATTTCATTAAAACTAAATATAAAAGGTTGTCCAACAAAACGCATTGAAACTACACCTACATCTGTCCATATAAGTATTTCTTGTCTTGTTTGTAAACCGCCTACTATTAAACTTCCTGTAGATAGTCTTACACCACCAGCAGAATTTGTTGCTGTTGGTGTCCAATCTACTGCATTTTCTGAGTCAGAAAACCTTACTAACAAAGGGTCAATNGTAGATGAACCTATAGGATTACAACCTAATGCTATAACATGGCGGTCAACATCTGACATTAATAATTGAGATATTGCAACTGGTGTATTACTTGCACCACTTCTGCTACTAGCTAATACTGCTCTTGTTCCCAAACCGCTAGACTCGTCCCAGTAATATAGAGGTCCACCTCTAGGTGCTGCTATAGTATCATCTCCAAAATTATCTATTGTCCACAATCTTAATTGATTGGTTAAAGATAAAGCTGTTGAAGAACCCCATGTTCCTGCACTCCATGTATCTACACCCCAACCAGTTGATGATACATAAACATCTAGTCCTATATTAATTTGATAAGTACCAACTGTAGAGCTACCACCATTGCCACTATCACTACTGTTTGCAGTTACTTCAGTTCCGCTTGTATCTTTGGCTACAAATGTAAATGTATTAGCAGTAGGTATAGAAACTATTTCATACTCTTGATTAAGTACAGCTGCAGTTATTAAACCACCTAAACTGACAGCATCACTAAATGTAACAAAATCTCCTGTTACTGCACCATGAGAAGTATCGGTTGCTGTAATTGTTGAACTTCCATTAGTTGCTGCAAAAGTTACATCTCCTGCAGATGTTGTACTTCTAATTGGAGTTATATCGTTATACACATCTCCTTGTAATGCATAAAGTTTTTTATGTGTACCTAATATTTTATATTGGCTTTGTTCTATATCTTTATATACATGGATTTTTCTGCAAGTTCCTTGAAAAGTATTAGAAGAATATTTTTCCCAACCACCTATTTTTTCTGGTCTGCCTTTTCTAAATCTAATTTTGTCTGCATCAAACCAACCATTCTCATTAGAATAATTAGTTCCTTCTTTATTTATTCCCGGTTTAAATACAAACTTTGCAAAAGGCATTGTTATACCTCATGCCATTCTTTACCTTCATACAGTAAAGCTTCTGCTTCTCTTCTTCTTACAAGACCTTGTTTAACTTGACCATTGACTTTGTTCCATCTTTTCATTTGTGGAATTACTTCATCGTATTCTTGATTGTTTAATTTTTTTAACATAGTAGAAGAATTAAGATTGCTTTCACCAAGATTAAAAGTCCAAGAAACTAAAGCATCAAACTGACATTGAACCATAGCTCTTTTAACTGCTTTGTTTACAGCTTTTTCAAATTTTTCTATATCTTCAAGTAATAACATATCTGCTCTTTCTTGTGATATTTTCATACCTTCTGATATACCATGAGTTGAACCATAACCTATAGTCCATACTCCTGCTGCACATTTATAAGCTTCAAGTTTACAACCTTCAAATTTTTTAATTAAGTTTATACCTTCTTTTGATATGTTCATGTT